GCTGGGGTCTTCAAGGGCCGATCCCCTACCGCCGATGTGATCGATCTTCAGATTGCCGCCAACGATGCCTGCAATGAGGGTGCCGATACGGGGCACTTCGCCGCGATGCCAATCATCATGACCGACCCGGAAAAGAACCCTAAGGTTGGTACAATGGTTCTTGGCCTCGCCTCGATATGGGAAACTAGTCCTAACGACACTCAGTTCGCCAAATTTCCAGACATGACCAAGTCCACCCTGGAGCGGATCAACTTCGCAAAGGATGAGATATTCCAGACCCTTGGCGTAAACCCCGCCATGATTCCGCAGAACACGGGGGCGCAGAAAAAGCGTAATCAAGCTGAGATCGCCACCGAGCAGCAGGTAGATTTACTGACGACCGCGGATGCTGTGAGCATCCTGGAGGAGGGCATCCTCACGCCCTGGATTCAGCGGGTGATGTGGTATGATCATCAATTCCGCGACCGCGAGATCACCATCAAGCAATATGGCGAAATGGGCCTCCAGGCCAACATGGAGGAAATCCCGCCGATCCAGATGAACCACCGCTATGAATATCGCTGGTTTGGAGTGGAGAGTGCGCGCAATGCCCAGCAGATCCAACAGCAGATCGCCCTGATGAATGTGATCAAGGGTATTCCGCCTGAACAGTTACCAGGCTACCGCTTGAACCTGAACCCGCTGATCACGCGCCTTTGCGACAATGCCTTCGGGCACCGGCTGGCGCCCCTGATCTTTGAGAAGATCGCTGGTGTGACAGTCGATCCTGATATGGAAAATCAGTTGATGGGCCAAGGATTTGAAACTCCGGTCCATCCTGATGACAATGATGCGGAGCACATGCAGGCTCATATGCAGGCGGCCAATCAGGGAGACTTCCATGGCCTCATCCGAAAACACATCATGGCGCACCAAACGCAAATGCAAGCTAAAGCAGCGGCGGCGCAGCAATCGCAGAACCCGAAAGGTCTACCGGGAGGTCCTGGAGGCGCAGGGCCAGGCGTGGCAGGTGCTCCTAAGCCGGGAGGGCAAGTACAGGGACCTCGATTGCTGAAGGGGCCCGCTGGCCAAATTCCTGCCGATCAAATGCCGCGTGCCGGCGCCGTCAGCCTACCGAGGAAGACGGGATAGGGTAGGCGCGATAAGCGCAGCCACCCTGGGTTAGAATGACCGGAGGATGATCTGCCCACTCTAGTTCTGGCTCGCAGGCCATCTTCACGACCGTGGCGAGATCAGCACTTGCCCTATCACCTTCCGGGCATGCCGCTATCATCCGCATCTTCTCGATCAGCTCGAGGATCGCCTGCTGGTCTTCGTCTCTCATAAAGGCACACTCCGTAGCGGCGTTAACTATATAGGCGCGTCGGTTTCTTGACAACAATATTCTGCGCCAATCCTAGCCACTCGGATGGTATCCCCGATAGGGCCACTCGGTTATGGGACCGCTAAAACCCTTACATGATGGCTGAAGCCATTGAGGAGAAGTTCATGTCGAATCCTGGCGAGCGCGACGACGCGCCCGAAATTGAAGAAGTCGAAGCCCCTGAAGTCGAAGCTGAGGTTGAGGAAACCGAAGGCGAAGCGGAAGAGGAACCTGAAGAAGATGGTGCTGAAGAAGCACCGGAAGAGGGCGCAGAGGAAGCGCCGGCAGTAGCCGCCAAACCTCGCAGTGCCGCGACAATCGCGGTCCAAGAGGCGAAGCGGGCCGCGAAGGCAGCCAAGGAAGAGGCCGAGGCTACCCGCCGCGAATTGAATGAGCTTCGTCAGGCAGCGCAGGGGCGCCAGACTGCGGAGCAGGCGAGATTGGATCAGGAGCGTATCGCGCTCATGGCTCCCGAAGAGAAGTTTGAATACCTGCTGAACAGGCAGGCAGAGCAGACAAGGACGCAAGTTGGGGCACTTCAGTTTCAAATGCAGGATGCTACGGACCGCTCAGGGTTCGAGAGCTTGTGCGCCCGCAATCCTGCCTTCGATGCCGTTCGCGACGATGTCGAGCGCGAACTCACCAATATGCGCCGCAATGGTGGAAATTCCACTCGTGAGACTGTCGCGACCTATCTCATTGGTAAGCGCGCCATCGAGGCGGCCACTAAGGGCGGCAAGACCAAGCAGGCCAAGCGGGGCGCCGAGCGCGTCGGGTCAGCCAAGGTTGCGGCGCCTACTGGCCGCAGCGATACCCGTGTTGGCAGCCAAAAGACTGGCGGCGATAGCGCATCGGCACGGGCTAAACGGCTGGACGGGCAATTTATCTGACGGAAGCTCTCTGCTCTCCGTCTCTAACGGAGAGTAGAAAATGGCTGGCACAAATCAATCCAACCAATTCCAGGCAGACATTGAAAATTATATTGCCGATGAGACCCTTCCTCTCGCCCGCAAGCAGCTAGTTTTCTATCAGTTCGGCGATCCGGCGACGCTGCCCAAGGGGCGCGGCACCTCCTACACCGCCACCCGCTACAATCGCATTCCTCTTCCTTACGCGCCTCTGTCGGAGGGCGTACCGCCCATCGGCGAGACCATGACCATCCAGCAGGTCACGGCGCAGGCCCAGCAATGGGGCGACAAGGTGACCATCACTGATGTCGCGGAGATGACGACCAAGCATCCGCTCTTCAAGAAAGCCACCGAGCTTCTGGGCCTCCAGATCGGCGAAATGCTAGACCGCAATACCGCCAATGCGCTTCTGGGCGGTACGCAGATCAATTATGTCAATGAACGCGGTAGCCGCGGGGCCTTGGTGGCTGGCGATGTTCTCGATACCCAGACGGTGATTCGCACCCAGGCGGCGCTTAAGACCTTGGGCGCTCCTCGTTTCATGGGCGACGAGCAGACCGACACCAAGCTTCAGGCGGATGCCGGCGGCGAACGCGCCTCGGCCAATCCTCGCATGATGCCGCACTATACCAGCATTATTCACCCTCTGGTATCTGCCGACTTCCGCCAGAACCCGACCGTTGTCACCGCCTGGTCCTATTCGGATATCAACCGCCTCTATAATGCCGAGATCGGCGAATGGTCTGGTATCCGCTTCTGCGAATCGAACATGGTCCCCTTCTGGACCCAGTACACGGCAGTACAGGGTACGGCCGGCACGTCTGGCTCGCTGGCCGGCAGCCCGACGAATTACTACATCATCGTCACTGGCCAGGATACGCAGAACCAGTATGAAAGCTATATCGCATCGATCTCCAATGCGATCAGCGTCACCGGCCCGAATGGCTCTATCAGCCTGACCACACCAGCCACGCAGGGCTATACCTACAATGTCTATGTCGGCACCACGACCAGCCCGGCAACTCTGGGCCTGTCATCCTCTGGCCCGACTGTGGGCCCTTTGCAGGGTCAGGCCACACAGCTTCCGCCCAGCACCTCCGTGGTCATCACGGGCCTCGGCGTGGCGCAGACGCCCCCTGCTGTTCCTGGTGCTGGCCTCACGGTATATCCGACCTATGTCATCGGGCGCGGCTCCTATACCCAGGTCATGCTGGACAATGTGAAATTCACTTACCTGAAGGATGCTGACAAATCAGATCCGCTTAACCAATTGCGAGTCGTCGGCTACAAACTTTTCTATGGCACCTGCCTTAGCAACGTCATGTTCTTCAGTCGCATTGAGAGCGTGAGCGCGAATACCGCCTCGTTTACATGATATATCATATACTTAGCTAGGAGTTTCTCATGGCTGTTACCACTCCACAAATCCAATACGGTCTTCGCTGGTCGCTTGAGGTCTGCGCCATTCCGCTGGGCGCAGGTTCCATGTCGGTGCCTGATCAGCAGCGCCTCAAGCTGTCGCAGTCGTCGGCTTCAGCTGGCGGGATCGTCACGGTCGCCTGCACTGGTGTTTATCCGACATCGACGAACTTCACCAATGCCTGCACGACGGTAGGCACAAACATGGGCACGGCGGTAACCCAGACTGCGCCGCTGGCGCAGGTCCAGGGCTTTGCGACCGGCGGGGGCTGATTCATGGCCATTGTCGCATGCGGCACGACCAGTACGACGGCGCTTACCTATGGTCTGAAGTATCTACCGGGCTACGGTAGCGGCATGGCCGCGGCGGATATCGCGACCATTAACGCCAACATCAAGAATGATGTGAATGTAAGTCATCCGCAGTTGCCGGAATCA